GAACCCGATGCCGTCGACCAAGACCGCCCCGCCGTGCAGGATGTCGTTGATCGTGCGGATCTCGGTGTTCGTCTCGATGCGCCAGGCGTAGCGGCCGTCGGCCGCGTAGTACTCAAAGAAGCCGTACTGGTCGGCGACCAGCACGTTCGCGCTGTGAGGATCCCCGCCATCGGCGGGGTAGATGACCGCGTCGGCACCGTCGGGGTACGTGGTGACGGTGATAAGGGCGTTCGGTACTGGACGCCCTTCCCCATCAATGACGGTGTCGAAGCGCTTTTCCATCTATCTCACGCAGCACGCTTGGCGGGGAACATCGTGTCGAGCATGTCGCTGGTCATGCCGCCGCCAAGCTGTCCGCTGGTCATCATTTCGGAAAGCGCGGCTTCGCCCTGACTCATCTTGCGCTGGCGCTTTTTCCAGTCGATCAGGAACGCGACCAGCTCGTCGGCCTTGGCGTTGTGGCTGATGTCCTCGCTGCCAGGGATCACTTTGACGCGGCGAAACAGCGCATCGCGCGATAGTTCATTCAGGTTGGCGATCACTTCGTGATCCGCCAGCTGCGAGAGCGGTTTGGACGGGTCGATCTGCGTGATCGGCTCGATCCGGCGGCCGTCGGACCCGAATACGTGGAACGCCTTTTCCTTGAGAAACTTCATGGCGTGTTCCATCGGCATCGGCACGCGCTTGTCGCGCCACAGTTCGTAGGTGATCGTCTCGGGCGGGATCTGCTGCTGGCCTTCGACCTTCGGGTACATCCGCGTGATGATCTCGTGGCGCCGCGGCAGCTGACCGAACTGGGTCGTGTCGATGACGCTGAACTCGACTTTGCGCGACTCGCGCGTGTCGACGTTGCTGTTGCTGTCGTTCGTTTCCTTGGTCATGCGCCTGCTCCGTTCTGTGGTGGGTAAAGAACGGGCCCGGGGGTTGGAGCCCCGGGCCTCGTTTCGCTTCTACGTGTGCAGCAACTTCTACGCTTCGCCGGCGCGCGGGCCGCTGCCCGTGTACGGCGGCAGGATGTACGGTAGGGCGATGTAGCCCTCCGCAGTATCCGCAGCCGTGAGCAACGTCCACGTGATGCTTGTTGCGTTGGCGCCCGTGATCACGTGCGCCCTCGGGGCGACGTCGCCGGCGTTGGCCGAATCCTGCGTCTCGAAAAGCGCGCCCATCGTGTTCGCGCCGTTCGTGACAACGCCCATGACGATCGACTCGTCGGTTGCAACCGACACCGCGTCGAGAAAGCCGTCGGCATCGCCAGCCGTTTCGCTGGACTTCAGACCGACCTCGAGCGTGATGGCGGCGTCAGCGACGCTCACCTTGACCGACGGGTGCGGCAGGACGATCGAACCGAGCGCAAAATCGAACCCGGTGTCGGTTTCCGTAGCATCGCCAGTCTGGTGCCCCACCGCGAACGGGATGATCGCGCACTGGTACGGGCAGAAGCGGTCGACAGGAATTTCGTGGATCTCCTGCGCCGCAACGTCCCACAGAGTGACGAACTGCCCGTCGGGGGCCATGATGAACAGATCGACTTCGGCCGAGTCGCAGTAGAACTCGGCGCCGCCGCGCGTGAGCGCAAGCGGGTTGGAAAGCGCAGCACCAGCCCTGCTCTGGATGGTTGCCTTGCTCGCATCACCAGCCGTGGCGACGTAGACAACGCCGCCGGCACCGATGATGGCCGGGCCAACTTGGTGGCCCAGCCCCTTGTCGACCAACTGAAACTTGAAGCGGTATGCCAGCATGTGTGCGGCCTCCTTTAGTTCGCCGCAGCCGCTGTCTTGAGCGTCACGATCCCGTAGTCCTCCCGGGCGTTCGCGTCGTACTTGCTCTTGAACTGCGGCTTCAGCATGCCGATGATGCGGTGAACCCCGAGGGCCGGACGGTTGCCGTAGTCGGTGTTGTCCGACTCGTCCATCCCGGGAGTGCCGTCGTCGAGCGAGGCATAGCCAAGCGCTTGCGCGCCCAGCAACATCGCCTGCGCACCGTGGAGCGTGTTACCCGCGCCCCAACGCGAGCCGGAGTCGAGCCCCAGCGTGTTGAACACCTTCTGGTGGTCGTAGATGACCACTTCGTTGATGATCTTCTTCGCGTTGGCGAAAAGCGGGTTGTCAGGTCCGCGCGGCATCGCCGTCGCCGTCAGAGTCTTGTAGTCCGCAGTCTTTTCCAGATCGCGGCACTGCTCCGTCGACAGAACGAGGATGTAGTAGGACTTGCCGCCCTGGCGGATCGGGCGAATACGCTTGCGCTTGGCGAACGCCTTCATCTGCGTCACCAAGTCCCATGTCATCGTGTCGGCCGATGTAAGCGTGCCTTCCGATGTCGCCGACCCCGCGTACATCAGGCGGTTGGTCGACGCCGCGGCGACGTCTGCCGCGAACGTGAGAGACGGGATCTGGCTGGTCGAGCGCGTGGATCCGTCCGTGTTGAGCGTAAACGCACGGCCTGCTGCGACGAGGAACATCAACTCGTCGATCAGGTCGGCGAGCCAGAACGCGAGCGCGTCCTTGGCCTGAACCCGGAATCGGATCACAGTCGCCTGCTCCGACATCCGGCCCTTGGAGCGCACGCCGTTACGCATCTGGTCGATGCGGATCGTCTGCGCGTCCGTCAGCAGGGGCTGCTCATTCCCCTCCAACTCGTTGTCGCCGACCACACCACCGTTGATGTCGCCGACCAGAGGCATCACTGCCTCGGTTCCGCGCTCGGTCTTGGTGAGTTCGGTGATCTTTTGGATGGGCTTCGAGGTGTCATCGGTTGAGCTACCCATGAACCCGTTGGACATCCAGAAGTTGTCGTCGCGGCCTTGCTTGGAAATCTGCAACGACCAGATCTTCTTCTGGAGATCCGTCAAAGCCCCAAAGTCGGTAAGCACTTTCGATGCTCCTTTCTCTGAGAGTTACCGCCTTGGCGGGTTTGCCATGTGGCGGTTGACGAATGACGGGTTGGACTCGAGCCAGCGGATCGCGGCGTCCTCGTTCCCTCCGAAGGATTTGAGGATCGCCTCGCCCTGCTCGGCGGTGACATCACCGCTTACAGCCCCGCCCGTTCCAATCGAATGAACGTCCGGCGGCATCGACGACGCCATCTGCAGCTTTCTCTCGCGCTCCGCAGCATTGGGCTGCGTGCGCGCCTGCGTAGGCGGCGGCGTTGGGCCGGGTTGACTCCCGGGAGCGTGTCCTTTCCCCGATGGTGCTGGAGCAGTGGTTCTGAGGCGCTGTGCACGTGCTACCGATGCCGCTGGATCGTAGAAAGCCTCCGCGAGCGCGGCCATGTCCGTACGCAAGCGCTTGGTGCCGAGCGGCCCATCTTCATAGGGCTTGCCCTGCAGCGCGGCGCGCTCCTCGGCGAGTTGCCTGAATGGCTCCAGCTGCGCCTTCGATAGCTTGTTCAGGAGCGGGTAGTCGGCCACCAGCTGCTGCAGATGTTCCTGCAGCCCGAGATCGTTCGCCGGCGCGCTCTGCTGCGTCGTCAGGATCTCGCGTTCGCGCTGTCGAAGTGCGCGGCGTTCTTTTTCCGCCTCGACTTCGGACAACTCTCCGGTGTCCACCTTCTCGGCGATCGCCTCGTATTGCTGGTCGATCGCTTCCAGCGGATCCGCTTCCGCTTGCGCGGGATGGGCCTGCTGGGCTCCTTCGCTACCTGGCTGCTGCTGGGCCGGGGGCAACGCCACCGACTGCAACGCCTCGACTTTGCCCGTCAACACCAAATTCTCGTTTTTGGTTTTCGTGAGCTCCCTTCGGAGCGCGATAACCGCCGACTCGACGGTGTTGCTGGACGCCTTTACTGCCGCTTGCGTGGCGGCTGGTGCTGACTGCGGTGCTACAGGCTGTGGCTTCGTCGGATCAACGCCCTCCACCCCGGCCGCTTTGTCGAGTGCGTCTTGCTGGCGCAGTGCTTCGGCCAGTGCGGCGTCCTCGTTGGCGAACGAAGTGTTGGGTTGTTCCGGTGCATCTGCAGGCGCTGGCGCCTCGGCTCCCGGCGCTGCAGGCGCGGGGGTTGCGTTGGCGATCGCTTGCTGCGCTACGGACTGCTCGCTGGGTACTTGGCTTGCCTCGGTCGTCATACTTTCCTCGTTTTTACAGGGTTGGGTTTCCCGACACGCCCGGCAAGGACTTCGCGCGGCGACCGCGGCTCCGAATTAGCGCTCGGAGCTACACGCGCACGCCCGAGTTTGGCCGGCGGCGACCCGGTCCTGCTCCTGCGACGTCCAAAT